CCTCCCCCAGCTTGTTCCACAAATTGTGCAGCACGGGCAAGTCGTCCGGTATCATCAGTTTCAACTTCAAGACGGGGAAATTGACTAATAGATACACCAATAGAATTCTGAGTATCCGCCAACTGCGCAGCAGTGGATGCTTGATTTGCATCTACTTTATCGTTGATTTCTAAATCCTTAGTGTCTAATCTTTCCTTGAGTGTCGTATATGTATTTCCATCTCCATCTACCCTTGCCTGTGCCGCTTCAGGACTACTGTCTCCATTAACTACGAGTTGATCAATTTGTCCTTGCTTATCTTTCATATCCGTTTCTATGTCATCAAAATTTTCATTAAGTTTATCGCGAAAATCTCGCATAGTGTCTACACCTATATCTTCATATGGATAATTTGCCATATTAAGCACCGCCTCCTAATTGCTGTTTAATTTGATCAATCTCATATTGAATCGTATTTCCGCTATCTGCATAAATGTCTACCGCCTGTAACTCAACTGCTCCAGTACGACCATTAACGCTATCCACTGTATTGACTTGTGCATTAGATTCAATCGTTGTTAATTTAACGTAATCTTCATTACTCATAAGACCTTTTTCTCCATTGTTAGCTACTGGTAATAGATAAATCTTAAATTCTCCTTGAGTATCAAAATAATTATGAAAAATAGTGAAGTCACCTTTTGCAAATAGACCATCTTGACTATCAGTAGCAAGCGGCACACTAGCAACAACTTCACCATTTTCATCTACAATAATTGCATTCAATTTTTGCTTATCCTGGTGTGACATGAGTCCATCTGTAGATTCTGTTGCTAGTGAATATGATGGGATGTTAAGTTTAGTAGGATCATAGCCTGGAGAAAATACAGTATTAGCACCAACACTTGTTTGAGAGTCTGGTAATCTACCTTCTGATTTAGTGAGATCAAGATTACCATTCGCTGTTGTTAAATCATTAATTTTATTGACAGCATTAGCTACATCAGAGCTAAGTGAACTTGATTTAACTGTATTTGTCAGTGGATCAACGATGGCATTAACTGTGGATTGAGTAGCTGATAAACCAGATATGATATCCTCCGATTTTTGTTTCAATATTCCTAATGTAAAGACTGGTGATTTATTGGTGTTATTATAGTCCTCAACATCAACCACACGAATTTCCGCATTAATATTGAATGGCTCAATAATACACCAGACATAATCCCCTTTTCGGATGTCCTGTATCCCTAATTCCTTTAGTTGTATGTACGTCATAGTTATTGTGATTGGTATAGAGTCATTAAGTTTACTCTTAATCTCAGTTAATAAACTGTTATAATCGGTAAATCGTTCATCACGCACCGGAGAGGCATGTTTGATTCCATATAATTCAGCTAATGGACTCGTGTATTCTGCGGTGACTATATAACTCCCATCTTCATTTTGCTTACCAAATCCCCTAATATATGTACATAACGAACTCGTGTCAATATCCTTACTAGGTTCTTTGATGTTCATGAGATACCTGAATTGATTATCAGTATGTCTTGATATTTCTTTAGCGATGATAAAGTTAGTCCCACTAATTTCAAACTCACAGCCGAATTTCTGTAATATACTCTGAAATAAAGCTAATGAGTTTCCATCACCGAAATTCTCTACTTGTACTGATAATGGGAGTCCAGTGTCATCTAGTGTATAGGTATAACCAGTACCTGCTAGTATCATGTCTAGCATTTCATCTATTCTCATAGTTTTAGTCTGAGTATCGTATATGTAGTTGCTGATTAAATCCTCATAGAATCTATGCTCACACGAGAGCGTCTTAATTGTCCGTTTACCCTTTGTTTTTTCCGTAACCTTTTTAATCACATATTCATCATCACCATAAACGATAAAATTTTCATTAATCATCAATTTATAGGAATCTTGATTTCTATCTGTTAGTCTCGCTGTTATATCAAGAGTTTTCTCACCATTAGTCGTATTCTTTCTAGTTATATCTGCGTCAATAATCATCTCTTCTTGACCATTAAAAAAAGAACGCACATATGCGTCCAATATTAATCACCACCTTATATATGGAGCCACCTAAAGCCAAATGTACATTGAAATTCACCGCTAGTACCAGATAATTGAATATCATTCCATCCAGGAGCCAATGTAATTAACTGTCTGTTAGATTTACTGAATGATGACACTCCATTAAGTAACACACGAGCACCATTAATCTCAAGTACGTCTGAAGCTGATGTTGACTCATTATAGTTGAATTCATCACCTGTTGTTGTATTCTCAATGGTTAACCCATCGGATGCGCCGACATACTTAATGATTAACTCATTGAATCTTGGATTAACCGTGCTGTCTCCACCATTATAAATTCTGAAACTATTAGTAGAGTATGTATAGATTAAATCATCATCCATAGCGATTCCTGCACCAACAGACTGCCATTTATCTGAGTCCATGGTAATCGGATCAATATCAGTCCTTCCTACAGATTCAGCATATGGACTATCGCTTATGAAGTCGATTGAGAATACACCATCCTTATAAGATTGAGCAATGGAAAATTTGCTATCACACTTTACATGCCAACGTTTTCCTGGCTCACTGTCTACAATTAAGTAAAAAGCTTCACGTGAATCTAATATACGGAATAATTCATCACGGAACAATGCAAAGTCGGGAACATCTTTAGCAATAAATTCACATGTTGTGTGCATTGTCCGTCCATCATAATTAGTCCCCATGTCTACAAATCCATCACGTCCATCAATTGTCTCACGAGAATGAATGGGAGTAAGTGAGTCAATCAGGAAACTATTTACCAATATTCCTTTTTCCCGCATATCATAAATAGTTCCATCAGATCGAATCAGTTTAAAATTACTTGCTAGATATTCTGGGATGGGTATCATGCCGGTCTAATCCCCTTTTTAAAATCTTTTTTGCGGATATTATCAGCCAACCTTTCAGAAAATTCCTGTTCGTCTGTTTCATATTCGAAATGCATATCACCAGTAATATTGATATTTACAGGAGCAGGATTATCTTGTCTTTGAGGCATGCGGTCAGAAATCATTCCCGCTATTCTACCCATAACATTATTATTAAGCGGCAAAGCAGCTTCAGGAACATTAGCATCTCCCATACCGACTAATTGCGGACTGTTAGCAGGGAATAGACCACCGTTCTTAAACCAGTTAACATCAACAGTAGGAAAAGGTATGCTGATTCCTGCTATTTTCTTTTTGACTACACTAAAATCAAAGTGGGGCATCGGAATATGTATTTTCATATTGCTGAATATGTTTTTGATACCATTAACAGCTTTACCTACTAAACTCCTCGCTGAATTAATTGGATTAGTGATAACACCAACAATTCTTCCAAATACTGAAGATGCAACAGATAAGATACTATGAAAACTATCCGATATACCACCGACCATGGATGAGAAGTGACCTACAACCGAATGCCAGATGCCACTAGCAGCGTTCACAATGGTTTGCCTTAATGCGCTCCAAATGCTTGCGCCAAAGTTACGTAGCATAGTAAATATAGATGATGCTCTTGTGAACAAAGATGTAAACCAACCAATCACATTGCTTACCATACTACCCATTAATCCACTAGCAGACCCTGGCATGTCACGAAATACACCAATTACCCAAGTGAATAGTTGTTTCATTGCTCCGAGTCCAGATTTGGCAAGATTAAGGAATATTGATTTGATTTCACCAAGGAATGACAGATTCATGAGATTCCATATGAGTTGTACAGCACCAACAAATATCTGTTTAACTGCACTCCACATAGCCCCAAAATTACCTGTAAATAATGCCGCGAAAAACTTAATAACGCCCATAATGACGTTTAGTCCGCCTTGAATAATGCCCATAATACTTCCTAATACTGTCTGCACAATGAATGAGATAATAGGCATAGTTACCTTGAGAATTGCTAAGATGACTGTCATCACATTGCGAACTGCGGACATAATCATCTCGCCATTTTGCGACCAAAATACTTGTATCTGACTCACAATTGATTGAACAAAACTGAGGACATTATTTAGAATTGGCATAATATACGGCATAATAATATTCCAAGCTTGAAGCATGAATTGAATACTTGCTCTCACAGCTTGTCCTAGCACATTATAATAACCAATTATTCCATTAAAGACTGTTCCTAAGGTCTGCTTGACATTATTGACAACGCTAATAACTTGATTGACTTGATCAGGAGACAAGCCAAGACTGGATAGAATGGATGCACCTTTACTGGAGTTACCTGTAAAAATAGCGAATACACCAGATATAGCAGTTTTAACTGTTCCTAATACTCCAGAGACAGTAGATGCTGCTTGCTTGAATTGATTAAAGAATCCTATAATCATGTTAGCGCCACTGCTACCGAACACCTTAGTTAGAGAGTCATTAAATCCATTCATATCCCCATTCATCAAGGCTGTCATTCCATCAAAAAGAGGCATAATGTAGCGTAAACCATCTTCCAGTTTAGTAAACAGAGGCTTAGATAGTGTCTGAAGGGCATTAGCAAAGAATCCACGAATATTCGATAACATACCATTAAATGATCGAGACTGAATATCTGTACTACCCTTATAACGATCATTCATTAATCCAAATAATGCTTTATTAAATGCTTTCTGATCGGTAATCTGTCCTTTATTATTCACGACAAGTCCTAAACGCATCTTCTTAGCCTGATCAACAATCATGTTTTTTGTGATACCGAATTCTTTAAGTCGCTCTAATTCTCCAGTTTGTGCATCAGCAATGGCTTCAACACCCTGATCTAGGCTCTTACCCATTGCTGAAGACATATCACTAATACCAGGCAATATTTTCTGTGCGTTCATCCCATAAGCTGATAATTTTGCTGTCGCATCAACAATTTGATCTGTTTCCCAAGGCGTACGATTGGCGTAGTCTTTAGCCCAAGCTAATGCCTGTGCAGCCTTCTTACTGCTTTTCATGACAACTGTCAATGTGTTCTGATACTGCTCCATACTCGCATTTGCACCGATTGTAGATGAACCAGCAAATGTAATGGCCTTCTCAATACCATGAACAGCAGCAACACCAATTGCAGCAGAAGCTCCGAGAATTGCACCAAATTTACCCGCTTTCCCAATACTGCCTAATTTACTAACTACACCTTGTGCATGTTGTTCTGTCTTGGCTAGTGACTTATTTGCTTCGTCATTGTCAATGAACACACTACCAAACAATTTAAAAATTTCGATAGTAAATCATCCTCCTTTCTTTTGATCTGCTTGTCTTATTGCTTCAGCATTAGCAATTATGTCCTCTGTAGATTTAGTTGATATAATCTGTGGTTGTTTAAATTTGGCATAAAATTCATCAAACGGTATAAATGTTTCATTGTCCATATTTTGGTAATTAATTAGCCAGATTTCCCAAACCTTTTGTCTATCTCGTTCCTCTACTGCTTTATAAATCAATTCCATTCCCATATCAATATTAAGATTCATGACATAATTCATGTCCCCATATCTAGATGCTAATAAATCAATAATTGTTATTGCATCACTTTGGAGACAAGTCTGAAAAAACCAGTTAATCCGTCCTGTTTCTTAATCTCATCGATTACATTAGCAAAATCATCCATTTCTAACTCAGATACTTGTTTTGGGGTCATACCAATAAGATCACCAAGTAATTTGTAAAGTTCACTCTCTGCGTCTCCGATATGAGAAAAGACGAACATCATTAATCTCACACCAAGGATTTGCTGTGAATCTTCTCCATCACTAAATAGACCTTTTAAGTCAATTTGTGTAAGTTCCATTTTCTTTAAAATTCTTGATACAGACGGAATATCCTTAACTTGTAAATTTCTTACAATGTATTCTTTATCATTAATTTTTACTGACATTAATCTTATCTCCTTCAAATAAAAATAAATAAGCGCCCATAATTGGACGCTAAATAATAGTAAATTATTTAATTATGCTGTAGCAGGAAAATGAATTTCCCATGGTTCTTCATCTAGATTAGCTAGATCATAATGTCCGGTAAATTGAATTTCGGGGACAATTTCGTCCTTATCTTCCATTTTCAATTCCAAATCTCCATCACCCAAAGCATTCTTTACGATAATGACTACTGGTCTACCATCTTTTGTACTTCCCACAAATGCAACATTGGTCAGATAGTCAGCATCCGTAATATCGGGATTAGCCGTAATCACGTCATGATCTGTAACAAATGTTGATTTGAGACCTGCATAAAATTTAGTCAGATTTGCTGTTTGCAACTCAAGAGCATTAAGTGTCAGTGTAGGGACTGCGGATGTTTTCCGTCTCATGCCCTTTACAGACCCTCTTGCTCCATCAAATTCAATATCTTTAATCTCAACTGCTCTCTTAAAGGAGCCACCACCACGTGTAGCACCTACTACTGTTTCACCAGTTTCACCATAATTGAAGTAAAACGCGCCTTCACCAAGCACAATATTGGCTGGTGTTGCTTGTCCTGTCAAACTCATTAATTAATCCCTCCAAATGTTCTAATTTCATATGTGTATTGTCTACGTCTAATTCGTGGATCGTCATCCAATAAAGATAGACGATTGTCACGATATATGGTGACTGCCATATCATCAATCACCTTGGTTTTTCTATGTAGTGCTGAGTCTACGTTAGCCATGAGATTCTCAAGCGGTAAAGTATCACCATTTGTCGGTGCATCCCAACCATTTACGTCCAGTACGAATTGTTCTAAAGATAGATCGTCAATAGAGTTTGTTAAATCGTAAACCAGATAAGGATATACAGCATCGTCAGGAGCGGATTGATAATAAATACGAGGATGAATAGACTTTAGAGCAGAATTGATGACTGAGCGCAAAGTTACAATTTTACTCATTTTTCATTTTCCTCTTCACCCTGATATTCAGCTTCACTTATTAATCCTCTTGCTCTATTCTCATCGTTAATGGCTGACAAATATTTACCTTGTATAATCCTAATCTGATCGATATTCTCCATTACCGTATCTCTAAGTATGTGTCTAGCTGGCTGATTCTTAGTTCCTAACTCTTGATTTTCACCATACCATGTGTCATGTTTGAAGCCTATCTGCATATCACAATCACGTTTTCTTACCCAATATTGCGTACTATGATAGAGTCGCTTACTTCGTTTCATACCTGGTAATTGCTTCAATTTATCTATCATTCTCTTGCGGATTAACTTAGCAGAATCACGTAAAGCGGCACGGCACAATTCATTAATTGTATACTGCGCTCTATCTACATTAGAGATAAACTTTACTCCGCCTTTATTGACTCGTGTTACGGATTTAGGCATACCCATCAGACATCACCACTCTTCCCTTGACAGATAAGTTGTGTAATCTCATCATTCTTGGTATAGACACGAATTATGTCATAAGATTTGTTATTCCATTTCAATTCTCGCTCTGCTTGATAATCAATTGTCCTAACGTCAAATTGAAGTTCTGGTCTCAAATCTGTCATAGCCGCCTGATAAAATTCTGATTGCTTAATTGATCGCTTATTCGCAAAGACTTGTCTAGGTGTTTCTTGAGTGATAGAATCCCCAACTTCATTATCTGTTGCTGTTATGCTGATTAAATCAACCATCTCACGAAATAGCATCAGCTAATCACATCCGTACTTGCAGAAACATATTCCTGTGACAATGTAAGATGTTGCTTAAGCATGTCAAATGACTTATTAAGTCGATCAGCATCGGGATTATCAAAACCAAAATTAGCCTTAACATATACTGTTACCGCTCGTTTAATTAGTGGATCGGTATCAATAATCTTAGGTTCGTCAACTCCTGATAATTGTAAATCTGCCTTAGCCGCTAATATTAGATCGTTCAATTCGCCATCAAACGCAGTGTTAGTATTGCTGATTCTCATTGCTACTTTAATATCATCTAATAAGGCCATAATTCATCATTCCTTATCAGATAGATTGTTAGTATCAGCTTCAATAAATCCTAATTTAACTAAATGCTTAATCCTATTCGCATTAGCAGAATATTCATCATTGACTGTAAATCTTTTATTAGTAGTTTTATCTATAAACTTTTTAATAACTTTGCCAATCATTTAATCACTCCAAAAAATAAAATAAACCTACCGCAATTAAGCAGTAGGGTATTCATTAATCATTAATCTTAGGCATTAGGAATATTTTCAATAAGCGCAAATGCTTTAGTATCAAGCACACCGCCATCAACAATGCTATATGCTACATAGTCGGTTGTACGTGCTTTAGCATGATCTTCAGTTACGATGCTCGCAGGTTCGTTAGTATTGAATACAAGACCTTGAGCAGCGTTACCAATGATAATATTTCCGTCAGATACACCTGCATCCGCCTTAACAACCATTCCGAACATGCGACCTACACCACCACTTGTTACATCAGGAATAAATAGCGGACGACCGTTATCATCTTTGAGCGTAGCAAGTTGAGTCCAAATCGTAGCATTAGTGGCATAAATAGATGCACCTGCGAGATAAGAAGAATGAACTTTAGCAATAGCCTGTACTACTTTGTCATAAGTTAGTGGAACTGGAGTAGTAGCATTATCTGGATCGTAGGTCACAACTTGTGGTGTACTTGCTTCAGCTAATAGCGCAGTTTCTACACCCTCTGGTTCCGCAGGAGAAACAGATGAACCTTTACCAACCGATGCACTAGCACCCAATGCAGCACCGACACGTTCGCCAAGTTCATTGATAATAAATGGAATAAACTCAGATACGGCCATTGTGCGAAGTTTCCATGATACAGTGACCGCTTTAGACAATTCACAACCATCAAGAACGAGTTCACCAAAGTTGTTCTGTTCGTCTTCTGTAGGCGTTGCTTCATCATAAAATTTAGCGTCACCCGCTGCAATACCAGTGTGTTTCTTGAGCGACAATTTACCCGCAACAGCAAATTTCTTAGCGTCCGCATAGAGTGGATACATTTCTTCAGCACGTTTAAAGATTCCTGCTGCAACAGTCGTAGGGATAAGCACACCAGAATTGCCAGTGTCATGCGTATATGCGTTATTAAATTCAGTATTTACTTTGTCAAATACAACTTGTTCCTTATCATCCAATTTCTTGCCCATCATATTCTTAGCCCATGCATCAACGTACATTTGTTTTTCGTCTTTTTCCTTAACTCCGTTAATTTCTGCCACTACTTTCTCACCCTTTACTTGTTTAGATTGATTTTCAATGTTAATTGCTTTGTTGTTGTCCTTAAGTGCATTAAGATTAGCATTAGCTTTTTTAGTCTCTTCCCACTTGTTATCAAGTGCTTCAATTTCTTTCATTTTTGCATTAGACTCTTCAACTTTTCCGTCATTAATGAACTTTTCAGCATCCGCCATAAGTCCATTTCTCATTTCCAAATATTGTTCTTTATTCACGTTAATTAATCTTCCTTCCTCAATTTGAGTAAATTAAATTTAGCTTGGGACAATAATAAATCCGATTGATCAGCAGATTGTTTTTGCTTCATCATCGGATTAATGGTATTTCGTATTTTGTTAATTACTTGAGCAGGCAATATAGTATTATTTCCAACACTTGCCACAACTTTAATTGGTTGCTGATCAAACATAATTTCATCAATAAAGCCATTTTCTAATGCTTGTTGTGGAGTCAGCCAAGTCTCATCGTCCATCATACTTAGCAATTCAGCATCGGACTTACCTGTCTTAATGCGATAAGCATTAGCAACCGTCTGATTCGTATTTTTCAAGACATCAGCCATGTGACTCATGTCTCGATAGTCGCCTTCATTTTTTCCACTTGCATTGTGTATCATCATTTGTGCTGTCGGAGACATCATTATTTTATCTCCTGCCATCGCTATAACGGATGCTGCTGAAGCTGCAATTCCTACAATTTTTACTGTTACATTCCCTTGATAATCCTTTAGCGATGTATAAATTTCACTGCCATCGAATACAGACCCGCCACCACTATTAATCTCAACCTCTAAATCTTGTCCATTAGCATCAGCTAATTGACTATGTACTTTGTTAGGGCTTGTCGCATCAATACCGAACCAATCATAAACATCCTGATAATCATTCGGTATAATAACACCCTTGATATTTACTTTGACCATTAACATTATCACCTCCTCTCATTATTCAGTTGTTGGTCTGGTGTCAAGTCGTCTAATAGCTTGATCGCCACCCTCAATAGGAGCCATATTAAGAATCTCTCGTACTTCGTTTGGAGTCATGATTCCACGGTCAACATAGTTGACAAGGTTCAACTTTGTCTGCATACTTGCAAAATTGAGATTGGATGATTCAAAGATAATCTTATTTCCGAACCCTCTTTCCCGCCGATTAAATAATTTTCTCGTGTATTCGCCTGATAATTGCACTACATCGGGTTCAATCGAGGATTCATAATAACTAATCCACTCATCTTCGTTATAACTACTCTGGATTATCTTGCTATTTGTGTTAAAAAATGAATAAATACGTTGCACGGCATTATCCATTTGTTTCTCATTCGGAACATAGTCCTTTGGCTCGACTTGTTGCGCATCGAACTTGGCATCCGTTGCGGCTGCTCCAACTGTATCAGATTCTAGATTCATATAATCATTGATAAATTGCTTTGTGTTAGCCTTAATATCCTCAGGTCTTAATCCCTGATTAAATTTAAGTAACCACTTAATGATATTGGAATTCTTGATTGCCTTTACGATGCCTTGGTCTGTTGTGTTAACAATCTCCATGACATTTGCTAAAGTTTCAGCATTACTGTCGCCGAATATGTCATCATTATTGAAGTCTTTACGGAGATGAATAATGTCCGTGTAAGCAAAGGTTACAGTTTTCCCATTACGCAGAGTAAATTTCATATACAGAAGTCCATTATCATCTGTGACAGCTTGTACACTCGTTGCTGTAATGTTATATATCTCAATCGGTACACTATTTTCATCTCTGCGAATGTAAGCGAATGCATTATTATTCAGCTCAAGTTGTGTTGCGAGTTTTTCTTGGAGCATCTGCCCTGTCATACATGGATTTGGCTCTTCGAGGAGAAAGCGCATATACACGTCTGGATTAATCAGCGTATTGTTTCCACTTTTACGAATATGTTTTCCAACTAATTTACCTATTGCCCTTGCTTTAGGACGAATAGCAGCACGAACAATATCCGATTGATACAGATTGCCGTTCCACGAAAAAAATCCATTTCCCTCATCGGTAATCATCTTATATTTGGATACTGTCACCGTCTTATTATTACGAAACCAATTTAATAATCCCAATTTCTCACCTCCTTCTGTCATATCATGTTCAAATAGTCCTCATAATATCTCTCTAGTGTTATATAGGCATCAAGAAGACTAGCAACACCGTCAATCCTGCGTCTTTGGTTGCTAGTCTTACATAATTGAATATTATTATTTTTATCCACATCAATTGCCGAATTAGTGAGACACCATTTCAGGATAGGATTATTATTATAATTAATTTTCTTTGCTTCTAAATCAGCAGCGAAAGATTTCATGGGACTGGATAAAGTCTTCTTGCCTTGAATTACAGGATCTGTTGATTCTTTTCCAAAGTTTTCTTGTAATTCATCAATTATGTATTTACTGTTCCATGAATCGTATCCAATTTTAAATATGTATACATCTAATTCATTCTGAATCTCTAAAAACCAATTTGTTACATCTTTATAATTAATTTTGTTGCCATCACTGACTCTCAATAGTCCTTTATCTAGCCATTTATCGTAGGGGATTTTGTCTTCAGTAATTCGTTTTTCGAGTAGATCAGAGGGAAGCCAATACATCTGCTTAACATATAAGGTTTCATTATCGGGGACTTTGAATATTACTGTGGCACAAGTTAAATCTGTTGTTTCCGATAGATCGAGTCCACCTATCCCATATCGTGGCTTTAATTTGCTAATATCGTATGTTTCTGTATTATTCAATTGCTCAAATGTCAACCAAGCTTCACTTGAAGTCTCACGAATATTAAATTCCTTGCAGACAAGATTTTTAACCAATGACGGATTAGCCTTAGCTTTTGCTACTTTTGCAAGTAAAGTTTTTTCATTTTTAATCGTCCCAAGTCCGGGATTAGCTTTCTTGTATGTATTCGGATTGAGCCATTCTTTTCTCGAGTCTAACTCGTAGATAAAAGCAATAAAGTGTTCGTCATGATAGCCGTCTGGATCAAAATAACCATTAATTACTCGTTCAGCTTCATCATATTTTTCATCGTATATATCTTCTCTGATTGTCCCCGCTGTACTCGTAATAAATACTAATGGTTGCTCTCTCGCTGTTACACCATCTGCGATAATATCATAAAGTGCTTTTCCATTTTTCCATTGATGGATCTCATCCATTAAAGCACCAGAAATATTAAGTCCGTCTAGCGTATCACTGTCACTAGCCAACGGTTTAAATGTCCCATCGTTAAAGTCACTATCTAATTCAGCAACTAGCCGTCTAATTCGTTTCTTTAATGATGGTGATTTATTGACCATTCTTTTAGCTTCTGACCAAATAATTTTGGCTTGATCACGTTTACTTGCTACTGCATAAATTTCTGCGCCTGGTTCATTATCTCCGACCATGAGATATAGTCCAACGCACGAGGCTAACAAACTTTTTCCGTTTTTTTTGCCTACAACCAGAAGACTTTCCGTTATTTTACGATTACCTTCAATATCAACAAATCCAAAGATGGTTGCCAGCATTGCCTTTTCCCATAACTCAAGAATGACAGGTTTTCCACCCATTTTACCCTTACTATGTCTACAATAATTCTCTATAAACTCAATGATATGATTTGCTCTTGCATATGAATAATAATATTCACTAGTATTGTCAGTTAGGTCATAGACTACTTTTTTATAGGTCTTATAGATTTTTTGACTTACAATTTCTTCGCCTGATTCAATCTTTTCCCAATACTCCAATATTGGATTGTAGTCTGACGGATATTTAATCATCTCGACCACCAACAAATGCATCAAATCCATCATCGGAGTCATTATTATTTTTATCAGGCTTCGGAATGTAATCACCCAATTGCTTCATAATTGATTGATAACTTTTGTTCATTGCTATGTATCTTCGTGATTGTGGGCGCTCTCGTTCGTAAGGTTCCTGCTTTTCTGATTGACTAAACATTTCGTCATAACCATTTTCATCTAAATCTTTCCGAATATCCTCGAGTCTAACTCTTAAATCAGCAGCTTCAACAATTAAACCTTCAACAACTGTCAAGGTATCTTTTGGTAACTCTTTGTATATTTTCCTAAGTCTATTTATTTCTTTTTTAACTCGTTCATCTTTGGTTAATTCTTTTTTTCTCGGCACAAATAGCACTCCTTTCTTCAAAATTATGGTAGGGGCTTACAAAAAATTGGCTGTGTATTTTTCTAAAGTTTGCCCAACGGTCTTTAGCCTGCGCTGTTATGGGAAAATTTAAGGGGGGATTAAGCTAGTCACGCTCATATTCACTAAACCATTTATCAATTATTTTTTTCTGCAATTCTTTATCATGTCTATCATCATCTTTATATGCTCTTGCTATGCACTCGTCTCTTGTTGCTTCAATATAGATCAACTCAGCATTCAATCTATCTCTCAGTTGTTCTCTCTCATATCTTCGTGATAATGTAGCAACGACCCAGACATTCTCACAATCAATCTCTCGCTTCTCTACTATGTTATACAGATACTCTCTCACACCTAACGCAACAGGCAACAGCTTATCATTATCTTTGCTCTTACCATTCATACTTATGCTATCCATGATTAAGTCTAGATCAACAACGAGATCACCTTTACTCTTATACTTACTTACGTATGTAGTCTTACCAGATGCTGGACTTCCCCATACTATGTATACATTAGTCTTATATTTACTCTCATTGATAGATACTAGATTGCCGTCAGCATCGAATGTATAACCATTCCTTGTTGCTGTTTCGTTACTCCGGTTATGCTCCTTGTTGTGGCAATCTTGACACAGTAACTCAAGATGATCCCAATTTAATGCGATATCAGGATCATTTATATTCTCAGGCGTTAAGTAGATTTGATGGTGAACAATCTTCCCTGCATTGCCACAACGTTCACACAGGCCATGCTGACTAATGAAGTATGCGTGTTGACATTTCTTCCATGCAGATGAATTATAGAATGCTCTAGCAAAGTCACGTGCCATTACTTATCATCTATCTTTTTAGTTGCTTGCTTAACCGAGATAATAATACATATAAGCACACTGACTACTCCTGCCATAAACCACGCAACATTATCGCTAATTAAAGAAGACAACCACACCATCACAATAAACAATCCGATTAAAATTAAATCATATCTATTCATATTCTTACTTCCTTTGTTATGTAATCTCCTTTGTCTCCTAATAATAATTAAGCCCTCAGATTAGCCTGAGAGCCATGATAATTGATTTATAGTATTATTAATCATCTTATGTATAATCTTGCTCATATCGCTTAATAAGCCATTATTCTTTAATCCTATGTAGTATTTCCGATTAATAAGTCATTTGACTTTACTAATATGTAATGTTATGTTATTAATGGATTTTTTTATGCCTGTCTAAATAAATAAAAAATATGTCCATCTTCATATGAATTAACATGTTCATTAACCGTACATTCCTGAATCTCAATGTTATTATCATCTACACCAAAATGCCGACATAATTGATCAATAAACGTTTTCTCTAAGTTGGTTACATCAAAACGATCAAGACAGTCGAATCTTAACCATATGTAAACTTTCTCAGAGAAATCAATATCAATGTCATCATTAATCTGATCATCAGGAAAATGACTTTGCCACGCTCTATATGCATCGCTTGTTACTGTTTTAAATCCGCCACCAGATGGTTGAATTATCTTTGTCATGTAATTGACGCTGAATGGATGATAATCTATTCTAGTAAACTCAAATAGATTCGGACAATAATAGTTTAATTGCTTCTGTAAGTCATTAATTTTCTTCGTCTGAGATCCTGTTTTCCCTCTACTAATCAAGTTGTGCTGAGTCTTTATATCATCCTTAATGCTCTTTATCGTCTCGTCAATTGATACACATAACCCCACCTGATAACTACCTAATAGATTTTCTCTGCGCTTCTCAAGAGTGTTAATAATTCGATCCATAACCATTAATTTGCTATCTGCATGTGTATGTGTAGCGTCTTTTCTACGCTTGCTATTTGCTGCATATGGTATTCTAGTCTTATTATTTCTATGATATGTAAGGCATTCATTGTATGTATTCTGGAGTTTTTCGAGTGGACAATCGGAGAAGGTAATATCAAGCAAGTTATAATTATACTTTTTCTGTGCGGTTGTTGCTCTGTCCGATATGTACATTCCATTCTTACGGATTTCAGCTATCACTTGTCCAACCCATAACATGAAATTCGTCGCTTGCTCATTTTTCGCTTTACCAATTAGTGGATACATTATGTATTCGGGAATGAAATCACCTTTCGTACACTTGTGGTCGAAACCTAATTCGTCTAAATAGCCATTAACTCTTGACCATTTCACAGTGTTATACTCTTTACCATTTTTGATATCAGTTTGAACCCATCCACAGAATCTAGCAACTTCATCAACCCTTACTTTAGCTTCTCCATTTCCTTCCTTAAAAAACACTTCACTTCCATTATAAATTTTAGTAATCTCATTAACTACCATCTCACTCATCGAGATCACCGCCATTAACAGCACTATGCCCGATACCTGTATCAGTGTCAAATATAATAACATCAACAACTTTTTTAATCTGATCATCAAATTCGTAGACAAAACTTCCATATTTTTTAACAGAGTCTGCGAGATTGCAAACTGATATTACTTTGTCAATATTTTTCTTATATGTGCCGTCTGAAAATTTAAACATGTATTCTACTTCGCAGTTCAATATTTTGTTAAATGCCTCGTTGATTGATCTCCAAAATCCTGTAAAAGCATCACTAATTTTTCCAAAAACATTTTCCATCGATGGTTCGTTACTATTATCCATTCATATATTTCCCCATTCTATTAATGTGTCGGAGCCTCTCACCTCCGTCTGTCCCTGTCAATCGTTAGGCATTTCACCCTAACCTGTCTCTATCTCACATTAATATGGGCTTAGCGCTGTCATCACGACATGTGCCATATCCATTTTTGATAACCCAGAATGGTAACTGAACATTATTAAATTGCAAGAACGCAAATAAGCGCTCTGGTTGACCTAACACAAAAAGTGATAAGCCAAACACAGTGCTTAAAAAGTATATTATCTAATATGATAAATGGTATAATATACCTAAGGAGATGATTAAATGATTCTAACTATAGACAATATCGATATAGATATTCAAGATTTTGTAAATAACAATGTAGAGAATGGTGCTGTATTTATAACAGATGCACTAATACATGAATCTGATTTTGATGAATTCTTAAATATTTATCATAAATATGTAGATGGTAGAGATTTCTTCGTGGCAACTTTCGAGGGAATAGATTATACGATGCGTTTTGGTCAATTTCTTTATAACAAAAACCCTGAAGATGGATATTATAAAATTAGATTAGTGTTTGTCGATAAGGAAGCGCATGATGCATTTGAAAATGAAGATCCAAGAACATTCACATCTCAAGTTGTCACACGTGATTTACGTTATCTTAATTTATGCAAGACCGTTGTGAAGCAACAAGCGATCATTAATAAATTGTATGATTATTTGGCAAAACAAGGATTTGATATTGAGGACGTTTTTAATCCTTCAGAAGATCAAATTAACGCTGAGGAAAGTAAGCTACTTCATAAATCAGATAATCTAAGTAAATATCTAAAAGATAAACGCAACACAATTGTAGATATTAAAGAAGAAATTGCTAATAATTAAAATTCTGTAGGCAGGTTGGCAATCCTGCATCTCTTGTAAGACCTCTTAATGAGGCAATATATATGCCACATTTTGGTATCAATGTCATCATCTTTATTTACTTCAGCAACAATTTTATCCCATGTTTTCTGCTTAAATTTGTTATATACTTTGTCGGCTGTTTGCTGATTCATTTATTGTCACTATCTATAGCCTCAAACTGTGCTTTCTGCATATCTTTAGCATTTTGATTATATATTTCCTTATCTTTTTCCATCATGGTATGTCTAAGATTAGGATCGTTCCTGCGTTTTTCAGCTCGTTTTGCTAGTTCAGCTAATCTCTTGTCCATTGCAGCATCAGCATCATTAATTCTTGGTATTTTCCTCATTTCGGGTGACATTATTAATTTCCTCCTTGATTTTATTTTAATATTGACATATAATTATATTGGATATTTATATTCTAAATTAGTAAAAAATAAATAGTTAATATTCGTCAATAAACTTCTTCAGTTTCTCTTCTCGCCAATTGGCCATGCTGATCCCATGCTTAAAAAATTGGCTAATTAGCGCTGGTGAACACTTGCATACTTCACTACAAGAAAGATTGCTTATTCCCTTCTTATACTTTGTAAAAAACAATTGCTGTCGTTCTTCGATACTCATTATTTTCTCCTTTCCTTATTATTCATATATGTACGATTCGATAATTGTCAGTTAAATTAATAAATAAAACAATAATCCTTTCCCTAATGTCCTATATCTCAACATTCAAAATATGCCGTATTTATGGGCTTTTTTAACTATTAGTAATAATATTAATTAAAAAAGAGCCGAAAACCCTTGATATAATAGGATTCTCGGCAAATTTTCTTATTCAGTTTTTCTTGCATTGATTACATAAATGTGTGTCTTTACCTTGTTTTCTCTTGACTAGTTTTCCACATTTTTCACATTGATGATAATTCTTTAGTTTCCTCTCAAGATTACTAACAATAGTGTCACCATACATTTCCCAGAGCGTTTTCTTACTCCTATTTTTCTCATTTCCGTATAGATACTTAACTAACACATCAGCAACATATATCTCATCTTTATTTATTTCTGCCAACTTTTTCTTTATCATCTCACAGACAAATTTTCTTGTTTTCTTCTCGTGATACTCTTCCTCTTTTTCTTCATCAGGAAAATTTTTTTTCTTTCTCTTAACCTCTTCATCATATTTGTCGATAATCTCTTGTGCATCACCTTTATCCAGTTTTCGATTATTACTAACCATCATCTGATAATTTATCATTGGTACACTATTATTTCGAAAGAATATTCTCCTATCTAATCTATCCTCTTTAGGTGTATCCTCTTTATCAGTCATTATGTTCTCTAGTCGATTGACTGTACTATCATTCTTATCTTCAACCTGATCACCAGACTTATTCTTAGCGTAAATGAAGAAATGAGGCAACTTAACCTTATTATTGATATATCCAGCAATTTTCTCCGCTCTGTCTGTTGGTAATTTTGGGAGTTGAATTGTCTTAGAATAATCGATTACAAAATTGTTATACATTGTAAGATACCTGATACTGTCCATATCTGGATCATTTGAGTTATATATCTTACTGATATTATTGCTCCAAATGCCTATGTTCTGCTTGTATGCTTCTTTAAGATTATTTCCGATGTTATTCATTGTTAATGGTAATGGTTTACTGTCGTACATCTCATAATACAGTGGATATATATTTTCCTTCTTTATTTTTTCCTTAGCTGCATATGTAAGTAGTCTATTACAAGTAATACTAACATGATCACCATCCCAATCACACATGATGAGTAATGATATACTTGATTTATTGCTTATGTATAAACCATTAGTGCAAAAATACTTCTTATATTCTTCATCCACATCAACATTTGTCTGCACTGCATGTTCAACATACAAGTGCGGACTTCTAAGTATGTCAAGCTTCTGACCATCATGGAATAGTGAGCAGCTTACTTTATTCTTGTGTATAGCATGTTCATCTCTACCAATCAATCGACTCATAAAATTAACGACATCAGGCAATATGTATACGTTGTGATATCCGTCAATCTTAAATTTGCCACCTTTAGCATCCTTAATCATGGCATCTTTGGCATCCTTAATTAATTCTTTACTGTATGAGTCTCTGAGCAGATTAGGATATAATTCGATAGATTTTCTATACTCGTCCTTCTTCTCATTACCTTCAGTTGCACCAAGAACTCTCAGCAACGTCTCCTTATCACCATGGTTAATTTTCCTAATCTTATCCTTAAGTGGATTAACTAATAAATCCAGATTATCATGTTTCTCATCATGATAAAAATCAAGTGTCTGGAGAAATTGATAATTAAGATTAATCCCTTTTCGGACATCATTAATGTTTGTGATTCCAGCCTGACAACCACTATCATTATACTTCTTGATGAAGTCATCCTGAGAGTCATAATATTTTCTCATCTTAAATTGCGAGTCAGTCATTATTATTTTCGGATTTTCCTTGATAATATCATGAAGATTTCCCCACGCATCTTCAATCCATACACAACCATTCTTATCTTTATGTTTTCGGAAATAGTCCATGAATGGGACTTTAGCCAATAAACCCTTACACCATGGAGCACGGAACATAAAAATATCATCTACTGCTTTATCAGGAGTAACAATACCGAATCCATCAAAACTATCTATTGATACTGTTCTCGCTCCTGCATCTTTCCCATGAATCAGCTCATAACCTTTTTCCTTATCAAAGTAATCGAATATATCGGTAACTTTAGTTGAGTAATCTGGGACAATTAATACTGAATTAATGGGCATTTTCCACTCTACTGACGCTGAGGCAGAAAGTGATAAGTAGCTATTATATTTGTTAGGATTAACTCCATGATTTCCATCTTTATCTTCGTATTTATTAATATCTTCCCATGATAAATCACATGTTAGAGCCTTCTCAATTCGTTCATATGTCTTTTTCTTGATATAGACACTTTTCTTAGTTTTAATTTGGCTTGATCCACTTGATAAATAGATATATTGTTCTCCCTGCCACATGAATCCATCATCAAGAAGATTATCCATTATGTCATAATAGTAATTGCGAATTATCATGATTTCATCTGTTGGTAACACTGAATCTGTGTTAATGCCAATGAGTCTAGACAAGATACTGCTAAACATGGTAATAACATTACTTGATCTTATTTCACCATTTTTACCATAAATAGCATCTGTCCTTAGTTCTCTAATGCTGGTATGATTGGATAATAGATTATCAAAGATAGATTTCTTATCTCTCAATTCTTTATTCAATTCCTTAATTTCCTCTTTGTCGGTTTCTTCCTTTTTGGCACGTTTAATGTCCATCATCTCGTTGAAGCAAGTAAATTCCTCATCAGTAAAGAATACCGATGTATCCATAAAATATAAGTGAAATTGTTCTGTCATGTTATTTTCCATTTATGTATGACCGTCCTTTATTATTAATTATTTATGATATATGTTTAAGTGAGTATGTTTTCTCTGTGCTTCGCCTGTCGGCTCGCAATTCGCTAACATTCACAGCAGAGCTGTTCATTATCGCTCAATTATTTCTTAATCGGGAGGATTGTTTTCCCCTCATTCTATTGAGGAAATCTATCCTCCCAACTTTTTAGCTAATGAATCTAACCTTTTTGTTATTGTGATCATGATTATCTATGTATATTTCCAGACTAAATTCATTCATTATGTAATTAATATCGTTATGTTGCTTATCCCAATGATTCTTGAGAAAAATACGAAATTTATCATCAATCTCCCCAACTCGACAAGGCAACTCCAAACCAAAACTATTGACCATGAATAATGTATCTGTTGCAAAGCTTGTCACAATGCTTTGTCGACCATAGAGACTCATATCAATTAATTTGTGATAGCTAATGATCGCTTTTCCATTCATATAATTCTCATTGATGTTGAGTGCTATAGGATAATGTGCTCCCACTCTATCTAATCCTTCATCGTATGCTATGTATACATCTATCTCATCATTGCTATCTATGTGTCGTAATGCTGTACGGTGAATGATCTGGAGGAGTTCTGCTTTCAGCTCGCCTCGATAAATCCACTCGAGATGATCATCCGTAAACCAATTAGCATCATTATTGTCTGTACTTATTGTTAAGTCACAATCAGGCCAGAAAGCTAAGGCTATTGCTTTATAATAATCAGGGTTCCTCCTTGGTAGTGATGTTAAGTAGAGTGAGTGATAATCACCAAGATCATTTTTGCCAGTTGTATTTAATAGGTTAATTTTACCAAGATCATTGTCAGTAATTGCTCCGAGTTTTTTATATATGGTAATCTCATCTTTCATGGGTAATACAAATAAGTCATTATGTATACGCCTAACTTCATTAATCCGCCTTGCTATGGCTTTTTGTGTTGTATGTCCCTTCTTATTTCGTGAATCAGCCGATGTATTAATTTCATCCACATGTAGATGAAGTCGACTATAATCATTTCTATTGATCACATGTTGAGCTTTATATCCTCGATACTGTAAACCAGTTTCATGTGCGGTTCCATCGAGTATAAGTATATTCATCTTCATTTTCTTGCGATAATCTATGTATTCACTCACAAATATTTTTTTACCTTGTCGATTAGCCACATGGTACTCATCAATCCGTCCAGCTTTATTTCTAGTGATTATTTTCTTAAAGTGTGCCATTCGTTGGAGCATATCGAATTGTCCACTATTTCGTTTATCTTTCTTCATGTCATTCATGAGATTGAGTAAATTAGTAATCTCAATTGTCTTTGGCATAGCAGATGTATAAGTAGTAATATTACCGTCAATTTGCTGATTAATCACATTAATAATGGTTTGTCTCATCTTTTGTATATTGTCTACTGTTAAATCATCAGGCTTCGCTAATTCATCAAACCAATTCATCACCGACTCTTGATTGCCGATATTAAATATATCCGAACTATTCATAATTGGTTTTTCATCTATAATTAATGCTCTGACATATTTACTGACTCCATCATGCCAGTAGTTATATAGTGATTTATTGCCATAACCTAGAGCCAAATTCTTCAGTCTTTGCTGCTGGATAATAATAAATTGATAGGATAATAATGATTTCTCGATGTATTCCTTATTTTGTCTAGTAACATTAGCAATGGTTCCTGGTCTATAACTATTAATTGATTCATATATTCGATCAGCTAAGGATATCTCTCTTGTGACCAAGAGTAAGGGTATATCTATATTCTTATCGATCATCCACTTGATGAGACATATTAGTGTGGTTGTTTTCCCATGTCCCATCGATGCATCGCATACTTCACAGGTAGATTTTCCTTGTTTATATGTATCAAGATAATTGATAAATACTGCTGCTATGTCAGAGAATGCTGATTGATTTATGTATTGACGCTCACTTACTGATAAGTATGTATAAAGTTGTCGGACTTGCTCATTTGTCATATATTATCGATTCCTCCATTATTAATATTGTCGTTGATATTTACTGCTATATTTCTTTACTGCTTCAGCCAATTCTGGTGATTGCTTGAATAGGCTAAATGTTTTCTTTGACTGTGGATTAATAGCAACTGTGATTATGCCAAATTGGTGCTTGTAATGTAGATAGTTAGATAGTTCACGAGAATAACAGAAAAAATATTGCTTGTTATTTGTTGTCTCCATTGAATGTGTCTCCTTTTTGATTGTATTCTCACCGACTATAGTTCCAACAATTACCATAATATGTAACTGAATCAAGTGATAACGAAATTATATACGTGATTCCCCTTGACCACATCACCTCCCATATGTTATATTTGTTTTGCGGAGGAAATACCGTATATATTTGAGTTACCTAAAATTGTATAAAATAGGTTCATAGTTAGTATACAACGCTCGCAATCCAATTGCAAGTGTTATTTACTATTTTCATAATTTTTATGTGACAAATTCATGACATGGATTTATGTATAAATAGATACTACATATAGTGATTTGAATATTAAGCACCACTGCATGTAGTATCTATAACCCAATAAAATTCACATTTCATTGGGTTTAAAAATTTCTTTATCTATATAGATATAACAAAAATTTTAATCAGATTAGTGTTCTTTTAAAGAATCTGCTAACTCACCAATTTGTCGAACATTTTCACTCAATTTTTTATCTTTTATATCCGTTAATGCTTGATCATTTAGTTCATGCAGATAACTAATAAATTCATCTTTCGTAATTCCCCTTGATTGTAAAAACTGATAGGTCATCACTTTAAACAATCTAAAATCCATTTCCAAATCAGCATATTTTTTATTCATAATTTCAATTGCATCTAATATTTCGCTCATTCTACAATCGCCCCATTCTCATATTTTGCATCAGCACTGATTCCAGTTTCCTTTCGAATATCATCCGTCAAAGTTTCAAGATCATTCCAGATCCATCCAAGAGCATCTTCAAGAAAATGTTCCCTGTCATCGTATCCCTTTTTCTTTCCCTCAGATGAAACTAAATAATATTCATATTGAGTTCTATCATCATTTTGTATCGCTTCAATCATGTTCATTGTGTCTACAATCTTATTCTGAATATCCTTAGTTAGCTGCTTGTCCATTAAATGCAATCTCCTCTCATTATTTCCTTAGTTTCTTCCAAAGTATCGCTGATATCGCCAAACATGGTTTTAATAGTCAGATCACCATTTTCATCATCTTGAACAAGTTCTTCAAGAAAACTGATATATTTATCATTTAAATTATTACGGCCAAGAAATTCGTAAAGCAAGCATTGTTGATTCCTCAACTCCAATTCAGCATTACTCATGCAACTGTCGCCTTCTTCATGGCATCCTCATAAGCTTCCATAAGCTTGTCCGATGCCGGAGACGTATAAAACCAGTTAACGTATGAATCATTAATTTCAAGTTCGTGCGCTGTTCTGAATTGTTGCTCTAATTGTTTCTTCATTTATAGATTATCTCCTTTAAATTTGATAGATTAGTAGATTTAATTTACAAAAATTCGATTTTAATTTAGGTATAATATTGTTATACGGCTAATTCATGTTATAATAGTTTGTATTGAGATCTATTATAAATGTTCAGTATGTTTAAAGCATCATCTCTTTCTATTGGATGCATATTCCATCTTAGCGGGCATATCCATTTCAAATTTGCCAAGTTCATTGAGTCTGCAACACTCATCCTTGGGTGAATAAGATAATTTAAACCGCCATGCCTACTAAGCTGATTACGAAAACCAATAGTTATGAGTTTGTGTTTTTCAGAAGTGACATCTTTCATTTGCTTTCATAAGTTTCTAATTCCTCATATTCATAAATAAAATTACGATCATAAGTTATATCAATATCTTCAAGTTCAGCAACATGCTGTTCTCCATCCAATGTAGGAATTTTAAAATTCTCCATATCTACATCGTAACTGCTTAATTTCATTTCCAGATTGTTAACTGCTTCTTGATAATTGTCTGCTGATACCTTCTTAAATCCAAATCCACGAACTTCAAATGGAACTATAAATTCTTGCATTATAACTCACTCCTGTTTTATTAGTTTTCACCGACAATAGCAACGATCAACGTTTATTTCCTTCTTTCCCTAGCAACACCACCTTAAATGAATAAATTTTATTTATCGCTTTCTAATTCTTTAATAATCAGCTCATTGTTATGTTTAATGTCATTAATTAACTCTTTAACATCCTGAATCTTACTATCAATGCTGTTATTTTTTTCTGCTGCCAATAATAATTCTTTTTTAAGAGATTCAATTAAAACATTAATTTGGGCAATTTTTCTTTTAATCCCTTCATCGCCTTCGATATTGGATAGCTCTTGTTGCTTATTCCATAGATCAACTTTTGTTTTATCCAACTCGTCCATATCAAGTGCAAATAAAATGTAATATAGATCTGATGGTAAATGAAAGAGTTTAATTAGACTCGTTATATGTTTTGTAGGAATTGCAACTTTTCTTAAACCAGTCCATTGTCCAACAGTTCCTCTTGTTACATTTAATGTTCTTGCAACTTCTGCTAATGAAATGTTACATACATCAGCTAAATATGTAAGTCCTGTCAATTTTAATCTCCCTTTTTCGCTAAATATACAAACTTTTTTGTATCACATGACATATTATAAATAATACATACACGTTTGTCAAACATGTATGTAAAATGATTTTTCTAAGTATTATTATCACCATAAGATCAAAGTATATCAAATTTAATACGGATCAAAATCAAGTTATCACTCTTAGAAAATATTCTAATTGTCCTATTTAATTGAATCACGAATACATATATTTCTTCAATAATTAACCACTAATATGCTTCTATTTTCCATATTTTGATCATAGACGGTTCGTAGAATGAAACCATAGAATTTAGTTATCATCCAAAACATAAGGCGGAAAAATAACATGGATAAACTCACAATAAACGCAAGAGAACTATCTGAACTGTTGGGCGTTTCCATTGATACCATTTATAAAATGACACGAGAAAAAGAAATACCTCACGTTGCTTTAGGACGCAGGGTATTGTACAGAAAAGAGTCAATTGAACAATGGCTCAAAGAAAATGAAACTAGAATCACACAAAAGAGCAAATAAGGAGATTGCCTAAATGAAAAATATCATCGATCCGATTACCGGAGAAAAGTACAAAGTAAAAAAGATAATACAGCGTAAACACTGTACAATTAACGTATTATATGACGATGATGATATCAATGACGATAAACTGAATGAAAATATAGCCAAATTATTGTTCAATCAAGCCATCGTAAAAAATCATGAAAATAATTAGGATTTACATATTAGACTCTGTAAAGTCCATCCAGTAATGTTATTTGTGTTCGATAGATTATGTCTAAATTACGATATCGTTAATTGTAGCTTATCCTGTGCATTCAGAATCAATCGTAGGGTAAATCAAAGGTTAATTCTTCCGGTGCATTATCCCAGAATCCAAGATCAGCAAGTTCATTATCATATTGACTGCTAAATTTCTGTTTTACGATGCCCATAAAGTACGCAATTGGATTATTTATTAATTTGTATCTCATCTTTCCTACTAGCTGCTTAATTCCCATCAGAGCAACATCTAGTCTTGTGTCATTATCTAATGCATTATGCTGATAAGCTATATTTGTCATTTTCCAAAACTCGTAAGATTTATTTATCGGAAAAAATACCTTTACCAAATTGACAAGTTGCCTAGGTACGTTTTCACTAATTAAGTCACTTTGATTTCCTAGATTAAATCTAGTGTATTCATTGTCTATACGATCTTTATTACTAGATTTATTCTCTAATTCTTCTGTAATAGAAACTGTAGAGATATGATTATCGGCTGTATCCCTTTCTATATCTACGCTCTCAGCTTTGTCAGTAGGAAAATAAGTCTGATAATAGCTATAAAAATATGAGTGCATACGAACAAAGTAAATAGCTTTACCAGGTAAATTAGATTGTCCCATACGTCTATGTGCTACTAACAATATGTCATGCTTTACTAAGTGTCTGAGAGCGTTTCTGACAGTCGCTGAAGTGATATTGAACTTATTGGCTAGATACTCCGGTGAAGCATAGAAAAAGCCTCTGTCGCTTGATATAAAGCTGATAAACGATAACATTTGTCGTGTCTCTAACTTCATCCGATACCATTTAGATTTATAGCTGTCAGTAATAGTATCAAGTAGGTTATCACGAAATGATAGCTTGTCCTTTTTGGTATTATAATATGGCTTGATACTGGTTATTTTTCTTACTTCTGAATGTTCAATGATAATCCTCTTCATTTTTGTACACTCCATATTCTTAAAAATGGGTGTACGAAACAAGCCTAACACTAGACCAATTTTTTGGATTGTGCTAAGATCAACTTAGGGAAAAGTTAATATGTTTCGTACAAGAAAGCATCTGTTTGCAGACAGGTGCTTTCTTTTTGTGTGGCTTTCTTTTTTCGTTTTGAAACGATTAAGCAACTTTCCTCTCTCGTATCCTACAATCTAAACCTGCAAATAGCGGCCATGCTTCTTCGGTTTTGCGAAGCAGCAATTGTTCAAATGTAACAGGTACATAACCTTCATCAGCATTGCGAACCTCAATATGAAAATCTTCATTAAGAATAATTTCTTCTCCTATTGCAAGTGGCAATGATGCTTTATTGTCCGCTACTCTCATGAAGGTCAATCATGATTAAGTCCTCGTCTAATTAACAATTGTTGAGTTACTTCATTTTCAATCCGCTGATTATGATCATCAACCCATCCACTAATTCTAAATACATCGATAATCGCCATGGGAATAGAAATGATTGCTCCAATACCTGTTAGTGTGAGGATTAGCATAAGCACTGCGCCACCTTTACCAATGTAGAAACGATGTCCGCCAACGGTTCCAAGGAAAAACAACAGTAAGAATGCAATTAGTTTATTTTTTCCTCTCTTCTGTAATTCACTGTTCAATAGTAATTGATCCTCATTAGATAACATTGTATTCATTATTTTTCACCTTCCATTGTTTGATAAGGAATTTAAATATCTAGAATCTTCAAAGCCGATTCTTCAGTTTCATGAAATTTAGCTACTTCCTTTTGGTAAATTATTTAACCGCGAATTTTTTTGACTTCTGAATTTGTTAATTGGTGAAGCTGAATCATGAACATTTCGCATTGCTTCAGTATCAATTTGAATATATCTTCGCATGGTACGAATATCCGACCAACCGCCCATTTTACAAATTGAAAATGGATCAGCACCTGCCAATGTCATATTGCGTGCCCAAGTATGACGGTAAACATGACTCGTAACCTTTTTATCTTTGATTCCTGCTTTCTCAGCATAAAACTTAAGTCGCTTGTCAAAATGATTTAAACCAATTGGATCTCCATTCCACGAAAGGAATAACCTGTCCGTCTTAAAGTGCTGCTGATTCTCATTGTATAAGTCAAATAACAATTTTGAAGTTGCTGTAGAAAATGGAATTAATCTAGGATGCCTATTTTTTGTTTTTGTACCGCCAAGAGTGATAAAACGTGTCTTAAAATCTAAGTCAGTAATACGCAATCCTAAAAGCTCAGATCCACGCATTCCAGTATCAAGTAATGTCAAAATTCCACAATAGTCTCTGAATCCAACATAATCACGCTGATCAATCTGCCTGAGTATTTCTTTTATTTCTTCTTCAGATAAGAAGTTTGTCAAGTCAATATCTGTTCTCAGCAAATGAATTTTGGGACATATTTCTAATAAATCTTCATGAACAAGATAATTAAAAAATGCTCTGTAAGTCCTTAAACGAATATTAATTGTTGTATCTTTTAGTCCAATTCGCTGGTTTTTTGAATCGATATACTTATGACCCGCATATCGTTGAGCGTCATATTTGAGATACGAGATATAGTTTCGGATCATATCGGCATCTATCTCATCAACGTATTGGATATTAGGATAATTTTCATTTATCCACTTATTGAAATAACCCCAATCTTTTACATAGTCTTGAATTGTCCTATCTCTACATCCCTCCATTTTTTTACCGTTTATTACCATGTCACATGCTTGGTCAAAGGTTAATCTTGGATAGCTTTTTACGTTACTTCGTGAAGTGACTCGTTGATGGCGAATATTTTTAACCAAAAGAAAAACCACCTCCTAAGTGAGATTTATCACTAAGAGATGGTTCAAAAAACAATCATTAATTTTACATTTACCAATTGAATTAAATCAAAATGATAATTGTAAAACTTCTATTTTTCATTTGTTATTTACAATCCTCAATTGTTAATCCTATTCGTAATCTCTATTGCAGACAATCTTAACAATCACATTGTTTCGCAGGTTGTCCTTCGTTGTCTGCGGTCTTGAACGAATGTCCACAGCCGCAAGATGAGATCGCATTCGGGTTGTCAATCGTGAAATATTAAACAATATCACTTAATTAACAATCCGCTATACAATAGGATTTATATTAGATTTTTGGGATTGATATTAACAAACATGATTGTTTTTCGTTTCATCTAAGAATGATAAATCTTATGGATTAAATATAACCCCAGTAAAAATAAAATGCAATGATTACTCAATTAAATTTTACTCGCAGCGATTGGCGAATAAAGAAATTACATTAGATGATGTGTTTATATATAGAGAGAGAAGAATAAATTAATTAAATATATTAGCTTATTTGTACGCACATTCAATTCTAATGTCATCTTAGACCAATTACACCACTACTCTATTCACTTCTTTAATTCACTTTAATTTCTCATTAATTTTTAATCCTAAATCACATAACCATTTTTATAATTGAATTGCTATTTTTGTATCTTTAATAACAAACGTATTTTCGCATATACTCAAAATTAAAACTGCCAGTATTACTGCTGGCAGTTTTTTCTTATACAGACACATAAAATTCCATTATTTGTGTAAGGAGAAGGAAAGACAATTAATTTAAAATGATTAATTGATGAACAAGGAAAGGATGGATAAATTGTCATTGTTAGGTATCCACATTAATGATGAAGAAGCACGTAAATTGTACTTACAGAAAATTGAAGAGCACGTAAAAAAATATGATGCAGAATTGACACTTTGGGATAGTAAAGAATTATGCAGACAAACTTGCATGAGTTGGAGTACGATACAGCGTGAATTTCTATATGATAAACGATTTCCAAAATATAAAGTGGGAAACAAATGGAGATTCCCTGCTAAGGAATCAAAACAGTTTATTCTTACATGGATACGCGAACAAAAAACAAGATAAGAAAAGTCGTCAACGATTAGATTATTCCTATATGTTATTGAAAAACCAGAAAGAAGGAGACAAGTCATCATGAATAACAATATTGATGAAAATAATCAAGAAAAAAGAACTTCATTAGCAAACCCTGAAATTATAAAAAAATACATACATGGAAAAGAACTAACAAATGAAATAACAATTAATGGATTGGGAACTGTTAGAACTTATGGAGAATTAAACTTAGAAAAAATGATTGAGCGATTGTTGCAAACCGAATATATGAAAGGATAATGACATGTAATATGGAAAAATTAACTCTAACTGCCCAAGAAGTAGCTGACATACTAAATATTTCAATTGACACAGTATATAAGTTAACACGTCAAAATGAAATCCCTCATGTGACAATTGGAAGACGAGTGCTATTTCGAAGAGAATCTATTGAGCAATGGTTAAAAGATAATGAGGAAAGCAGTAGAACATATCAATGAATCGTGACAGTTCAAAAGAGAAATTTAAAATTATAGATATATATGATGAAAAAGGAGATGCTAATTTTGAAGACATTTTATATAGTAGAGAGTTTATCGAGTTCCTATATCAATTAATTACCAAGTACAAATAAAGCAATTATATTGTGGTATTATCTGTGAAAGTGTGATTAATTTTGTATCATTACAGTCTAGAAATTACACATAGCTTTGTGGAGCGCAAAATTATATGAAAGAAATGCACAGACCGATGTCACTAAGGAAGCTTTGTCAGGTGTATTGTCAACTTTATTAAAAAACCCTTTGTCCAGAAACGTTTTAACGAAGAAATAGATAGGCATTCCGTCAAGGATTCAACTAATTAAAAGGCAAAAAAGCCCCACCCAAAATTAATTGGATGAGGCATATTTGTTATTTCAAATAGAGTTTATTTCCAGGATAAATCGTATCGGATTTAAGATGGTTAATACTCTTCAATTTGCTAACAGACATATGATTCTTCGTTGCAATTTCCCAAAGGCTATCGCCACTTACAACAATATAATATGGTCTACTCTTAGGCTTACTTGGTTTCTTTTTTGCTTCACCAATAGCCTTATCGAGTGCTTTAGCTGTCTCTGATCCATATACACCATCTACTTTACATCCATGTGTAGACTGGAATCTACGTAAAGCATCCTCTGTCTTTTTACCAAAAATAGAATCACAACCGTGATCAGAAGCGTCCTTATCTGGATAATAATACACAGATGCTAATTTCTTCTGCATAGCCAGAACAGCAGAACCTTTATCACCATTCTTGAGTACTTTAGATGGTTTACTATTAGCTGTGTGAGACTTTGAATTGTTCTCAGGCTTATTAATCGTCTGTGGTTTAGGATTGCTTACAGATGAATCTGAGAGCTTACCGCTATAGTCAATATTGATGTCTACATTACCAATAATACCATTAACTTTTCCATCTGATTGATATTGCCAACAGTCTGCCGATCTACCTAAAGTATCGTTGTACCTGGCAATCCACTTATACAGATCACCACGAAGATTAGACTCTATTAATCTGCTATTCATGAAGGAATATCCTGTATAAATGCCAAGATGATTATATCCTGCTTTACTAAGTTCATCGAAAAATGCATTAACGTAGCTTGTAAGCTTATTTTTATTGCTCGTTAGCTTGGCATACTCTACATCACAAAATACATAATCTACATTGAGTCCGCTAATATTCTTAATCAGCCATTGCGCTTCTGCTCTAGAATCCTGTTCTGATACAGCTCTAAAGAAATGATATGTATGTACTGCTAATTGTGATTTATGTGCTTCATTTACATTCGTTGCTAAGTATGGATCTACATAAGCTGAGCCTGATTCACTGCCTTCTGTAGCTTTGATAATTGTGAATGAGTAACCATCAGACTTTACTTTACCAAAATCAATATTTCCTCGATCGTTTTGGTAATGAGAAATATCAATACCTTTAGCCAATATACATCACTCCTTATTATTTTTCCCCTTAAGAATTTCTACTGCATTCTCAATCTGTTGCGGTACGGGCAATCCTGCGACACCCGCATTTTCAATAATTGACAATAATTCGTTTGCCAAATAGAAATAGATTGCAGCATCACGGAATACAGATGCGCTCCCACCAAATGCCACATCAATTAGATGACCAACAGCAATAATGGCAAACATCATAACTTTCTTAGCTATGCCTTTATATCCTACTTTGCTCGATAATCTGTGATTAATTGCAGAAGCTAATACTCCTGTAATGTAATCAATGATCACAAATGTCAATAACACACCAAGTAACATTGTCCAACCTCCGAATAAGTAACCTGTAGCTGCTCCTAATGCGGCAGCAATAAATTTATAAATTGCACTGTAATTCATGCTTGATTATCACTCCTTAAATTAGTTAAAAAAAATAGAGCCTCGAATGAGACTCACAAATTTGTTATATTAAATTGTCTTGTTGTTGCGCAGTAGCGTCCTTATCGGTAATAAAAAATTAGATTAGACACAGGCACTTTTGGAAATTCATCATTTGGGTAAATTGTCAACCTATCACTGTTTCTAATATTTTCTAAGTGATTAGCG